ACTGACCGGTAATTATAAAAGCGTTGCTATTATATTTTTTATTAATTCATCTTTATCTTTACCATTTGGTAACACTACATCTTTAATAATATGTGTTTTAACATAATTCTCACGCCATTTATTAATAGATTTCAACTTTATTTCATTTTCACATCGTGGCAACCCATTTTTAACATTCTCATCTTGTATCTGTTTTTTTGTATGGGATGCAATATTTTCCCAAGTTATTTCCTCTACATTTATTTTTTCCGTTTTTAATTTACTTGATATATCATCCAATGCTCTTTCTAAAAGATTGTCCCATAGATTTAGAAAATCTCCATCAATAGAATCCTGTATTGCTTTTTTTACCCCCTCTTCAAAGCAATCACCGTACAATTGATAATCACTTGAACCATAATAATAAACTCCGCGAGTTTTTGCGTACTCACAAAATGTACTATAAAAGTCATCACTGCGTTTAATTTTACGCCATGCTTTATTTCCCTCATCTTCTGATAATGTTTTTCCTGATAGTTCTTCTATTTTTTTAACAACTTGTTCTTTTGTAAGGGTTATTTTTGCTATAGTTTCTGGTATTATTATTTCATAATTAAAGATTGGTTCATTTCCAAAAGTTTTTTCTCTATCAGATTCATAATCCGACTCATCTGATATATCATTTTCATTGGTAATAATATTTAACAAACTTTCGCCATTATTAAATTTATCTGCCTTGTATTTTTCATATTCTTCTTTGCTCTTGAATTCGGGCATAGTTGCCGTAAAAGAGAAAGACATTATATATTTATTATGTTGATATTTTTAAGTACCTGTTAGTACCTAATTTAGTTGCCTTTAAAAGTCAAAACCATGAAGTAGCAGAGGTCGTACAAATTTAGTTGCCCTATATATACAAGGCAACTAAATTTGTTAGTGACCACTAATAACAAATCTCATTTATTAGTAACTTCTAAACCATCATCAAACCGATTCATAAAATATTTGCGAATAGATTTTTTGTACTTGTCCGTTTTTAGTTTAAATAATCCAGTTTTATCTACAGTAATTATATCACGAATATCTTTTATATTGTTAAAAATTTCCCGTCTAGTTGAGTATTGTCTATTTTTACTATCACCGTGCCATAAATGATATATATTACCATTTACATAACATACAGTTGGTTTATTAGATTTTACCAATTTTTTATATTCTTCATAAGCAGGTTGAATATAATACACAGGTGTGTAATGTGTATAATTTAAAAAAACAGTAGAACTAAGCGTGTCACCACAACCCAAAATTCCGTAATTAAAAAAACCTACTTTACGATACCAATCGCGTTTAAATCCCCAAGCAAAACCAGGATGATACCCTCCAATACCTCCTTCATTTGTAATTAACCCCAATTTTTTATAAAATACCATAGGTATACGTTCTTTAACAATTTTTTTATATGTTATATCAAGCCATATACCTTTGCTGAATGGTTGGACTATGTCGTAACGATCTAATTTATCTGATATTTCGTTATACCAGTTGGGGTTTTCAAATATTAAATCTGAATCTATAAACAGAAGTTTTGTATAAGTATCGGGAATATGCTTTTCTAAAATATAGCATAGGCGTTCTTTTTGAAATAAAATAAAATCAGTTTTAACATGTATAGCGTCGAATAATTCTGGAGTTTCTTCGTACATCTCAATTGTATAGAAAGGTATATTTGCCATTTTAAGTTTTTCAACAACATATAAATAATTCATCAAAATACGTTTGGATTTTATACAATTAAAATAAACTAATCCGATTGCTAAGTCTTTTTTAATAGGCGAAATATATTTTATATCAAATAAATCAAATGATTTTTTTAATATTGTTTTTTTATTTATGTTTTTCAAGGTTATATTTTTCATAACGCACCTTGAATCATTTGATTTTCTAGTTTTTTTCATATCCCCTAATATAAATAAATAAAATTAATCGGCAAATAATCGTTCAGCAATACCATTTTGAAATCGTATCCAATTATGAGATAACACAAATACTTGAACTTCCCATTCTCTATTATCTACATCTTCTGGTTGAGAAACAACAAGATCCAAGCGAAGTCCCGCTCTACTGGCGTTTACAGAACCTGTAGGACTGAATTTTGTAGGATCAGAAGCAAAACTATAGGCATAAATATATGAATCAAGTAATTGTGTTTCGCCTGGATTTTGTAAGGCCCCGCGATATCGCCACCAGAATTCATCTTGTTCGGCCCAAATTACAGTACCAACCCGCAAGGTGGCTTTTTTTAAAAGTGGTCGTTGTGGTTTATAAATTGGTATAATCTCATCTTCTAAATACGCTCCGTAATTTGTCCATGAATTAAAACGCCAATTTTCTTTACGACGCAAAAACCAGACAATTTGACGAATGGGACCATTTGCCGCTTCTAAGGGCAAAGACACCAAAATTTGGTCTTTATCTGAAGGCCCAATCACATATTTCAGCGGTTCAGCAAAAGGTATATTAATTACCGGTTCAGTAAATATTTCATGCTCTCTGTGTATATATGCAGACCGCAAGTTTCCGTCAATATGGACAAATCCACAAACAAGAATTGCGTTTTTAAGTTTAGGTGGAACGCCTTCCATAGTAAATGTATGTTTTAAAGGAAATGCTACACGTCTGTCGTTAAATGTTATTTGTTTATTCAACATTGTTTCATCGCAATTGCGTCGTAATCCCACTTTGCGAATCATATTTTCAAATTTACGTATAGTAATATGAAAACGCACATTACCCTCTCCTTGTACACTAATAAGTGGAAATGCCGCATTACGCCGTCTTGCGAACCAAAATGGAAAATAAGCATAAACCGAACCATCTTCAGTTGGTAAAAATGTTCGTATAGGATCTTTTAAATCTTCAGCACCATATATTGAATCGCGCCATCCGCCCCCTCTGCTCGGATCAAGACACATTTTATGCCATACGTCCATCCAATCACCAGACCATTTTTCAATAACGATACCATTTACTTCCATTTCAATAAGTTCAATGGCATTTGTGGCCAAACTATTAGCCCATGTCCATGCGCTAGAAATATCATCATAAGCCCATTGATATGGAATTCCATTCAATAAACCATTTGTAACTTCACCGGGAAGCCAAGATTCGGGTGTGATTCGTAGCGCAACCCAAGATAAACAATCTCCTGTCCAAGGAAAAGGCAATGTGAATGTAATACGTTGTCCCCAATCTGCAGAACCGGTATATGGCATTTCAACAGTTTCTTGAGCAAAATTATGGTATGGTATAAATTTTGGTTGAAAAACAGTTTGTGTGGAATCTTCTGGGTAAAAATAGTCATCTTGGACTCCTCTATCCACTAGACTTACCAAACGACGCATCCGACCATCGGACATTCTTTCTATTAATATACTATCGTGTTTATTGCTTAAGTTCGCCACTGTGTTTTACAAATTGTACAAATATATTGAAATTTCAATTGTGCCGAATCAGTTTTAATGTAAATTATATCACGTAAGTCTTTATTCTGAACCGATTCACATTCATCATTGGGACATTTCAACTTTTGGGTATGGGGTAAAGTCGGGTCAGATAGTGTATACGAATTAACGGTTACTCCACTTGCGCCCAATCCTGCGCTTGTTCCAGAAGTTTGAAAGGCGGTTTCAAGAATAAGGGCATCTTTAGACGATGTAGGTTCCATAGGTTCATTAAATCCACATTGACGACACTGTAGCATTAATTTAGTTGTATCTGTTGCTGTAGATATATCCGTATATAGATAATAATTACAGACTGGACAAAAGCGCATTCTCTTTTATAAATGTAAGAGAAGTTTTAGTTTCTCAAATTTTTCCGCATTTAGGTTGAAATCAGAAGATTCTTATTCTAAATTTTCGCCTAATAACATTATTAGTCTTCAAATACCAATTGTATCTGTACTTTTTTCTTTTACAATGAATATTTGCTTCGCGTTCAGTTAAACCAAAATCATGTACCATTTTATTAATACTTCTTGATGCTTGAACATTTTTTGTCTTATTATTTTTATATTCTTCGGATTGTTTAATCTTATCCAAGGCTTCGTTGCGAATAGTTTTAATTGTATTTAAATAAGTAAAAATATCATTTTTAAATATAGTGTATTGTTCATTAACAAACCGTTTTAAATCGTTAAAAGCCATTTCATGTTCGCGAACTTTTTTCCGTGTTTCTAGTGTCGCTTTTTTAAAAGTGAGTTGAGACATTCGTGGTTCTAATTTTTCTAAAACTTCTTCTTCAGTTTCGAATGGTATATAAACAGGTTGTTTGAAAGATAATAAAATTTCCCCACAATTACATATAACTTCATGTTTATTATTTAAATAATGGTCATCTGTAAAAGTAAGCAAACAGAGTGTATGAACTGAATTTTTGCAACAAGGTATAAGAGCTTTTGCGTTATTAGCAAGTATTTTTTCATTACATATATAACATAACATTGAATATTATAATTATTATAGTTATTATAGTTATTATATTTTTAAGTCATAAAACTTCTGCGAAGGTCAGAAAATATAAAATAATTTAATCTATCGATCTGTAAAAAACTTAGAAATATTTTGTTGAGTAGCACCTAAAAAAATGAACCTTTATATAAAAATAGGACATTTTAAAAAGAATGTCAGAAGAAACGGCAAATGTTAAATTGTATGAAAAGTTTGAGGATATGGATATACCAGAGGGCATACTCCGCGGTATATTTAGTATAGGTTTTGAGACACCTTCCGAAATTCAAAAAAGGGCTATAAAGGCGGTTATTGATGGAAAAGATGTTTTGGCTCAGGCACCATCTGGAACTGGAAAAACGGGAGCATTTGTAATAGGTTCCATGTCCCGTATAGATACGGAAAACCCCAATACACAAGTTTTGATTATTGCGCCGACCCGCGAATTAGCCACACAGATCGAAACTGTTGCCAAGGGTATAGGAGGACATTATAAAGTGACATTTGCTTCAGCAACTGGGGGAAACCCAGTACGCGATGATATTAGCGCATTACAACGCGGTGCTCAATTTGTTATTGGTACTCCTGGTAGGGTGTTTGATTTGATGGATCGAAAAGCCTTAAAGCGCGATCATGTAAAGGTATTAATTTTAGATGAAGCCGATCAGTTGTTGGAAGGCCGTTTCAGAGAACAGATGGACTGTATTATGAATCAAGGATTTCAAGCATTTACAAAAGTGGGTCTATTTTCAGCAACAATGCCAGATGAGGTTGTCGCAGTAGCAAATAAACTTCTAGTGGATCCTGTTCGTATTTTGCTTCCTCCTGAGAGGGTAACACTAGAAGGTATTCGTCAATATTTTGTAGAACTTACCCGTGAAGAATGGAAGTTTGATTGTCTATGTGATTTGTATTCTCATATTAATATTAATCAAGCAATCATTTATTGTAATGAACGTCGTAAGGTGGAATGGTTGGCAAAGCGTCTTCAAGAGAATAAGTTTGAAGTAGGCTATATTCATGGTGAAATGGAGCAAAAAGAACGTAAGGAGACTTTGCGGGCTTTTCGTCAAGGAGTGGTTCGTGTGTTGGTGAGCAGTGATCTTTTGGCTAGAGGTATTGATGTGCAACAGGTATCACTGGTTCTTAATTATGAATTGCCATCTCAGCGGGAGAATTATATTCATCGTATAGGCCGTTCTGGTAGGTTTGGCCGTAAGGGTGTTGCTATTAATCTTGTTTCTCCATCTGAGAGAGCAGATCTTATTGAGATTGAAAAACATTATGCTACAAATATAACTCCCCTTCCTGAAGAAATTTCTAATTTATTATAAAAATAAAACGAATAAAATATACAATAAAGTACCGAAGTTAAATGCCTTCCTCTTTTTTTGGGGGAGCAATTAACTTCGGTACTTTCATAGCATAAGTCGATCAAAATTAGTTGTCCTTAAAGGCAACCAATTTTGATACCGTGAACTAGCGAAAGTTAATTTCCCCCAAAAAGGGGGAGCAATTAACTTTCACAGCAGAGGTCAGTACCTAATTTTGTTGCCTTGTAGGGCAGCAAAATTAGGTACTGACCGGCTAATGCTAAAAATATTTTTCAAATAATACGAAACAAAATGGGTCTGTTACCATGAATTAACTTCTGTACTTTCATAGCAGAGGTCGTACAAAATTCGTTACTTTACAAGGGTAACTAATTTTTATACTGACCGGTATTATCTAAACACCAATAATTAAGCGGAACACATCACACATTCTGCCGGCCCTTCAGGAGCAATTGTAAATTGTTGAGGAGCAACCGGAGCCTTAGTTCTTAGATAATAAATACCAGTTTTCAATCCTTTAGACCAAGCATAGAAATGCATAGAAGTCAGAATAGAATATGTTGGTTCTTTTACAAACAAATTCAAACTCTGACTCTGACAAATATACGGGCCTCTATCCGCAGCCAAATCAATCAAAGTTTTTTGTTTAATTTCCCACACAGTTTTATATAAATTTTGAATATCCAGTGGTACTTCATCTAAGCCTTGGACAGAACCGGCTTTAGCAATAATTTTGTCCTTTAATTCTGGAGTCCATAACCCAAGTTCTAACAAGTCGCGAACAAGATACTTATTTACTTGAATAAACTCCCCGGCGATTGTTCTGCGTGTGTAAAAGTTTGTAGTAAATGGTTCAAAACACTCATTAAATCCCAAAATTTGGGAAGTACTGGCTGTTGGCATTGGAGCAATTAGCAGTGAATTGCGCAATCCCCATTTTTTAACTGATTCGCGTAATGTAGCCCAGTCTAAACCATCGTCGACGATTTCTACATTTTTCCATAAATCGGGTTGTAAAAGACCTTTAGAACTGGGTGACCCATCCCAAGTATTATATGCACCATCCTCTTTTGCAATTTCCACCGAAGTTTCTATTGATGCATAATACATATGAGCAAATATGCGTTTATTTAACAATACGGCATCTGGATTAGCGACAGTTTTTCCATCTTCCGTTATTTCCCAAGGAATTTTAAGCAAAGCAAATACATCGGCCAAGCCCTGAACTCCAACCCCTATTGGACGATGACGCATATTTGAGCGTTTCGTTGCCTCTGTTGGATAGTAGTTAATATCAATAACATGATTTAAGTTACGCACAACAGTTTTAACAGTATTTCTTAGTGCGTCAAAGTTATAACCTTTGTTGTTCTCTTGTACAAACGATGGTAAGGCGATCGACGCTAGATTACATACTGCTGTTTCATCGGCGGACGAATATTCAATAATTTCAGAACAAAGATTGCTACTTTTGATAACGCCCACATTTTGTTGGTTTGATTTAAGATTTGCTGCATCTTTATATACAAGATATGGCATTCCCGTTTCTATCTGAGAGGATAGTATCTTAAACCATAGTTTTTGTGCGGATAAAACGGCTCGTCCACGACCCTCCTTTTCATATTGTTCATAGAGACTTCTAAAGTCGTCTCCAACTACATCTGCTAAACCTGGAGCCTCATATGGACAAAACACGGTCCAATTGGCATTATCGCGAACGCGTTCCATAAATAAATCGGAAACCCAGAGAGCATAAAAGAGATCACGTGCTCTTTCCTCTTCATTGCCATCATTTAGTTTCAGTTCAAGAAAATCTTCAATATCTGCATGCCACGGTTCTAGATAAATAGCAAATGAACCGTTACGTTTTCCACCTCCCTGGTCAACATAACGGGCAGTGGCATTATAATTCCGCAACATTGGTACAATACCATTGCTTGTACCGTTTGTACCATAAATAGCCGATCCTTTTGCCCTAATATTGTGAATATGAAGACCAATGCCACCTGCATTTTGACTAATAAGAGCGCACTCTTTCAATGTTTCATAAATACCACTAATACTATCGTCTTTCATTGCAAGAAGGAAACAGGACGATAATTGAGGTCGTGGTGTTCCAGCATTAAAGAGAGTTGGAGTTGCGTGAGTAAATAATTTACGACTCATCATATCATATGTTTCTAAACCCTTATCCAAATTATTTACCCAGAGACCCAGGGAAACACGCATCCACATATGTTGTGGCCTTTCTATAATTTTTCTATTGGAATCACGCAATAAATATGCTTTTTCAAGTGTTTTAAACCCAAAGAAATCTAAAAGATAATCGCGTTCGTAATCAATGGTTTTTTCTATGGTTTCAGCATTTGCCAATACAAAATCATACAAATCTTTACTAATTACTGGTCGGTGTCTTCCAAGTTTATCCTTACAAGTATATAAAATCTGAATACCTTCAGCAAAGGTATGTTGAGTATTGCGTTGATGATTGCTAATAACAATGCGTGCGGCCAATGTTCCATAATCAGGATGTGTGGTTACATTAGAAATAGATAAATCTGCTGCCAACTCATCAAGTTTAGAAGTTGGAATTCCATCTACGATCTGTCCCAAAACCTTTTGTGCTAAAGCGGTAAAATTACAATGAAGCCCCCTGCCAGTGGTTTTGAGTCGTTCGCTAACTTTTTCAAACGCAACAGGTTCCCTCTGGCCATTGCGCTTTAAAACACACATGTCGTCCGTATTTTCAGATATTATATCGGTCATTTTTAAATAAAATAAGAGAGCATAAGTGTTCTCAATTTTGCTTTGTTTTCTCTTATACCGGTCAGCATCAAATTTAGTTGCTATACAAGACGACTAAATTTGATACTTCATGGCACCCTTAAAGGAAATTGATTTTGGTACCGATTGTTATTTATATTATTTGGTAAAATTAAAATCTTTATATAAGATATACAAGAGTGTGTATGAATATTGATTTCAGTCTTATATTTTATTTGATAACATCGATCATAAATCTGATAGGTAAATTTCTTTTAGCTAGAAAAAAATATAATGAAAAAGCAGGTCTAAATATAAGAGTATCTATAAATGACCCTGACGATACACAAATTAATTCATCTGAAACTAGGCCTATTGTTGAAAATAAATCTAAAACAAAAGGAATATCTTTAAATGACGAACATACTTACGGAACATTTATATAGTTAAAATATAATATTCGTATACCGGTAAGTAACAAATTTAGTTGCCCTTAAAGGCAACTAAATTTGTATGACCTCTGCTATGAAGTACCGAAGTTAATTGCTCCCCCAAAAAGAGGGAGAGCAATTAACTTCGGTACTTCATGGTACAATGAATTAACTTTCTCTACTTTCATAGCAGAGGTCGTACGAATTTAGGTACCCTTAAAGGGTACCTAAATTCGATATTGACCGTTATAATAAAATTACAATAAATAAGAAGGAGAATGCATACGATCGATGTTATAGCAATCATAGGATTTATTATTATTGGTCTAACTGCTATACAAATTTTAGGAGATCCGCGATTTAAAGAGGGCTTTGTAACATTAAGTCCATTAACATATGAAAAGGATAAAATGCCCCATTTATTGGGAGATAATATAAATACTGCGCGACCATATAATGTATTAGGCACACTTACTAGTCAAACATGTTATGAGCAAGATGGGAAACGTGTAATAGAAAAAGTAGGCAATTACTCTCAGCGTACTAATAATTATAAACATACATACCCGGATTCATGTTCATCGCCATTTCATGAATTAGTGGGGTCTTTTTATGCTCCAAGAGAAGGGGCAATTGGTTCTCCAGTCCCTAAAGAGTCGCTTTTCTAAATCTAAAATGTCAGTCAGTATAAAAGTTAAGTACTGGTCAGTATCGACGTTAATTGCTCTCCCCCTCTTTTTAGGGGGGAACAATTAATTTCGGTACTTCATGATATACCAGTCTAAAAGGCATTGCCGTTTGTTGTTCTAATCAACAAATAAAGGGACGCGTGGGTCAATAGAATCGTCAAATAATTGTGTTAAAAATGATGGATCCTGTCTGGCCATAAGTGTATCTTTCCAAAACCGATTGTATTCAGGCAATCCCTCCGTATTCCACCATCTACGATTGCGACGAACTGTTATAAGTTGCCACCCGGTTATTTGCCAACAGGATAATTCTAATATTGTATTATCGCTTACATCTGGTTTCCATTTAGTTACATTATTTCTTCCATCTTCTGTATTTTCAAATAAAGGTGAGTAAACATATTTCCATGTTTTATAGTCATTTTTATTCCCTATTACAGCCACAGCACCAATAAATGCCGGACCGATATTTCCAGATTTCCATATTCCGTTTTTAACAGTTTCCAGTTTACATTCGCAATAATCCGCTACTTCTAGATCGCAGACTTCCAATTGTATTTGTATTTGACAATAATAAGGTCTTGGTATAATTTGATCTTCTAACTGTCTTGATATAGGTGACTTTATTTCTAATAAACGACCAAGTCTATCACCGGATTCAACAATACCATCTGGAGAAGCGGCAAGATTGATCAGTTGGGGATGTCTTATACGGCCTAAACCTGCAAACACATTACAGCCGGTAAGTTTTACATAAATATCACGAACAACAGTTTCATATTTATTTCCCCAAATGGTAGGAGACAACTTATCATTTTTTGAAAGAAATACTGTTTGTGGCACAATACCATCCGTGACAGATTTTGTCATCTTATTTTTAATAAGATTTACGCGTGCAGATAAATTACCGTAAATATCAGAAAACTCACTAGCCGTTAATAAATCATATTTTTCAAGATGCCATTCAAGAGAATGCTGGGAGCAGGATTTTAATTGTTTTACTCTACTTAGACCAGAAATATCACATTCAATATTTTGTAATGATATTGCTTGGCGATATAAATAATATTCCCATATCAATGATTTAAGAATTGTTGTTGCATCATCACGACTTTTTTTATTTTTATAAGTTGGTATAACGCACTCTTCAAACAATGTGATGATTTCGGATTCTTCTATCCATTCGGTTAAATCCCAAGTATCTAAAAGTTCTTCTGGGGAATTACCATCCACAAAATCATCCAACCAAGAACAAATTTGTGAATAAACCATTTCTCTATTTATGATATATATTTTATCGGTGAGTATAAAATTTAGTTTCCTTTATACCACCTAACATTTTAAATGCAGATTAATTATTTAAGTGTTGACCTCTAATATATGTCTTTCCATCATATATCCACCTTCTATTACTCTTTGACCATTGTAATACACCATCAAACATATCAGAATTGTTCTGATATAATATATAATCAAATTTAAATTGTTGAATGCTATATGAATTTTTTAAAATCGCATTATAAACAAGAGTTTCGTTATTATGTGCTTTTATAAAACAATTTTTCAAATCCCATACTTTTTTCATAACTTCTAATTTAGCATAACCTATATTATCAGAGCAAGAAGTCTCCGTATCGATGACTGTATAGTATATATTCGGTTTGATATTATCAAACAATTCAAATGATTTAATTTCCGTGTCAATACGTAGTCTTATTACCACATCATATTCATCTGGTATTTTATTTATAACATAATTCATAGAATAAAACATTCTATAGCGATTTTTTGATATAAAATCTGGAGAAGACTTATACATATATTGTTCTAGTTCTTTTGGAATATCGGAAGCATGTATAGGTTCTATAAAATAATGAAAAAGTTTACTTTCTTCACAGTATTTTAAAATATCGTTATAACTCTCATTTATATAAGTACAAACTATAAAATCGAATGTGTGCTGAGGGTATGTATTTCTGAAAAACAAAATATTATTATTGATATTTTCAATAATTCTTTGAGATGAAGGGCGTGAAACACCAACCATAACAATATTTATTTTCATATAATATATATATATATATATATATATATATATTATATGCATTTACACCCGTGCCTATTTTAATCGGGCGGATAAACTAATACATTATAAGTACCATGAAGTACCGGAGTTAATTGCTCCCCAAAAAAGGTTGGCAATTAACTTTCGATACTTTCATAGCAGAGGTCGTACAAATTTAGTGGCCTTTAAGCGCAACTAAATTTGATACTGACCGGTAGGAACAAATGGTATACGGAAGGAAGCAAAAACAAAAAATTTTTCTATTGGAAAGACTAAATTTATAGATATTCAAAGGTATATTTAGTATAAATATATATTTTGTTAATTTCTGACAACGACTTTTCACTTACAAGAACATAAATTAACATTTAACGCCGTCGGTACTTAAGTATAAAATATTAAATATATACAGGATGGAAAATGTCATTTGTACTATAGCCACTGAAACGGCATACAAAGATTTAAAACTTTTTCTATTTACACTTGGACTTTATAATAATCCACCTCCACCAGTATTTATATTAAGTGATAATTTTATAAAAAAAAATATACCATCATATAAAGGGGTCATTTATTGTGACGACGTATTACAAAAATATAATGGGAAAAATCGTAAACAAATGGAAGCAACATGCGGCCAGTTTTACAAAACACAATGGGAAGATTTTATGATGGAAAAAGCATCTGTTTTATCATGGGCATTTTCTAAGGGTGTTAAGTCGGCCTATTTTTTAGATTGTGATATCTGTTTTTTAGGAACTTTAAATCACCCACATGTTTCAATGAAACTTGGTGTAAGTCGTCATGAAATACAACCATATAAACAGACACTTTTTGGTACATTTAATGCCGGATATATGTGGACTTCTGATAGCGAAATACCTACAAAATGGCGAAATGCAGCCAAAACATCGCGATATTACGATCAAGCGGCTTTGGAGGATCTTGTAAAGGAGACTCCTTCTGAACAAATCTATTTTTTCCCTACACAAACAAATTATGGTTGGTGGCGAATGTTTCAGGGAATAGAACCTTATACAGAAATACAAAAACAATGGGGCATAAAACGTAACAATACAATTAAAAATTCAGGAATTAGTATAAATGAAGCCCCACTTCTTTCTATTCATACACATTGGGGGGAAAAAATGGATGTGCAGACAATAGAGTTTAATAATTACGTTTTACAAAAATTAAAGTTGCTATATAAATACGACGTTACGGGTCAATTGCTAAAATTTCTAAAATCGGAATTCAATCTATCCTAAAAAAGACTTAAAAATTGACCGTGGGGATAAAATATACCATTATTTAAAAAGAATGGAAGATATACACATCCAAACAACATTATACACGTTTGCGTTTATCGGTTTTATTAGAACATGTTTAGATCTAGGATTATTATTATGTGTTAACAATGAGATTGATGAAGACAATGAATATAATAATATACAAACAGACATAGAAAATATGAAGGAAATGTTGGCAGAAATTAAAAATAAGTTATTTGAACAATCAGAGATAGATGTATGTTCTGAAGAGGTGGACCAAGAACAAGGGCCACCCTCTGAAAATGAAGAAGTTGAGCAATATCAACTTCTTCCGCCTAACCACATTGAAGAACCACGAGAACTACAATCTGAACAAAAACCAGACCAAGTTCAAGAAGATAAACACGATGTTCTTCGCCGTCTGTTAAAAGATGGTTCCGAAGTGTATTGTTCCTATAAAGCGACTACATTTGTGGGTACCTTTCATCTAAAACCAACGGCACCACATGGCTATGTTATACGCGATGTTCAAAATAATGAGTTCGCAACACCTACGGATTTTAGTTTTACAAAGAAGCGTCTTATCAATCCAAAGATTCATTCCGATAATGGATGGGATTCTATATATATTCACAAAGGTGCAAACAAAAAGGGTGTTCCAAAGAAACTGAGTTTAAAAAATCTTGTTGAACCATTATAAATGTTTATTCGTATTTGATCTTATTATTATATCGGGCGTCAAGTTATTATAAATTAATGTAAATAAAATAATGTAAATAAAATATATTTAACAATAAATCTCCAACGATTTATTGTTAAAATCCACACGGGTCTAAATCGACCAAAAAGATAAAGACGATGTTACTTCTTTTTAAGATCAAACGATTTTATCCAAGCAACGACATTTTCCGTATTAGAAATTGCTATTTTAGATACAATTTTTTTAGGTTTAATCAATAAAAATGTAGGCAGAGAACTAACATCACAAAATCCGGCAGTAAAATCATTTACCGTTTGTTCAACCTTCCATATTGGAATTCCTACATTTTTTGCGATTGATTCAATCATATCTAAATCAAGTCTTTTACAAGCACCACACCACGTAGCCGTAAAATATACAATAAAAGCACTATCCTCTTTTCGTATTCCGATAGGTTTTGTCGGGACATTTGTTCCATTCCAATATGGTTCAAAATCGGCTTGTGTTTCAAATGTTCGCATTTATACAGATATATATGTTATTTATTATTTTTTATCGCATTAGGAAACATATCACACAACATTTTAACACCGCCCGCCATAGTTATTGCCGTAATAGTACCAGCAATAACAGGAGCATACGATAAACTTTCTTCAATGCTACCACTACTGCCACCACCAATCATTGCGTTCGTTGTAACACCGCTTATATTTTTACTATGTTCGCTAAAAGTGTTTACAGCATCAACAACTTTAAGAGCATCGGAAACAGTCGGAATAGAACCACTGCCATCTAATATATTTGTTACAGGTTTACTTATAGTTTCTAATGATGGTAAAGTAGGTAATGGTGGAGGCATAGGTGGTTTTAATAATTCAAGCGCAACATCTGTGGCACGTGTTGAAGGCATTTTAAAGGGTTGTAATTGTGGCATTTTTATAAAATCAAGCGAAGGTAAATGAAATTTCAAAAAATCGAAATTAAATAACGATGCCCATTTGAATTCTTCATATTGTACTTCTTTTGGTATAAATAATTGTGCTGCGGGTATGGTTTTTTTGAAAAACAAATTCATAAGTGGTGGCGCTGTTATTCCATCTTTCATCAAGGATTCAGAATATAAAAATACATTTACTATATCCCATATTACCCACATCCAACCAAAAAAGAAAAACAGGTTAAAATTAGCAAATAATTTGCCTAGACCCCATGCCGATTCCCCCAAGTAAAATTTATCCAAACCGAAAATTCCAAAAACTATTGTTAAAATAGCATAAACAACTATATCCTTATGAGGTTTCACTACTTTTCCGTCTGTTCTAACTTGTTTTGGATCCAGAAAAACTCCACGTCCTATTCCTCTAATCCAATCAAATGGGGAGGTTAATCCTTCTTCACGAACTTTTTTACTATCCGAAACAATTTGAATTATATCCCATATATACCACATTCCAAGAGTTATAATATTAAATAAAAATTTTTGAATAGCTGTGCCAAATGAACGAATATATAAATGATCTGCACCAAAAAACCCGAATATGACCGACAAAACAATGAAAACATAAAAATTTCTTTCTGGTATTTTCCATACATCAATATCGCTAAAATGATGAGGTACAACAAAGGGTGGTTCCATTCCAACTGGATTAACTGAAGCAGTATCCGCTTCTGAAGACATATCTATGATTTCTTAGTAAAATTATTAAACAAAAAAACGAATACCGGGATTAATTGAACTTTATAATATATTACGGCAACCAAAAAGATAAATGAAACAAAAATATATCATTTATCTATTTACCGGTAAGTATCAAATTTAGTTGCCCTTAAGGGCAACTAAATTTGTACGACCTCTGCTATGAAAGTAGCAAAAGTTAATTGCTCCCCCTCTTTTTGGGGGAGCAATTAACTTCGGTAATTCATGGTAACACAGCAGAGACCGTACGAATTTAGTGCCTTCGCGGTACTGACATGTGCCGAATTTTTATGCCGTAAATAGTACACCACCTAAACCGGCAGCAATCCTAAATACATTATAATTAATAGCATATACGGTTATAGTTGAATCATTTCGTGTTAATGAATTATTCATATTACATGATAAAACAATATTATCAATGCGACTGGCATTTAAAGCCCCCTGTGGTTGCGCACTTTCTGGTGCTAAACTAAAAGAATACAAATAAATATAATCATTGACAGGTACCGATGTATGACGTTGCCATGGTTGAACTAAACGAAAATAAGCAGCATCCCGTGATTCAAAGCGGTCATATCCATCCAAACGGATTACAGCATTAGATATCTGATCATATTTATAGCCAGTTTCTATACCGATTATATTGGAATAATTAAACCATTCGTTTGTAAAAGAAACTCTATTTTGTTGTACAACCCATATGATTTCTTTTATAGGGTTATTAAAATCCAAACTTACATTTATTATACTATTTCCCTTTGGAATAGATGTGGGATTTTGTCGTTGTACTTGTTCAATCAAATATTCGTGTTTTGAACTAACATATCTGCGTCTTTCATCGGTATCAAGATGTATAAAATCTCCCCATAAAACTATGGAATTGATGGAAGGTGGTGGGTTCAATGTCTGATTTGGAACATAAGCAAAATAATTGGGATCCAATGATTCTCTGTAAAACAGGGTTTGTACAGAACGTAATTTAATATAAATTTTAACAGGATGTGCCTGTAAAGCTACAAGAGGCAAACTTAAACCTATATTGTTGCAAAACCAAAACCGTAAAGGAATATATAATTTCAATGGACCCGTTTGTGCATCGGGTGTAAATACTTGCGAACTTCCTACCATGGTATCAAATCCAGGTTTCTTTGAAGCATCCACTTGGAGTTGTGATATAATATGTAGAAATTCGCCATATTGTCTATCTATTTCTTTGCCACCAATTTCAAGACTTATGTAATCAATCATAGCATGACCGATACCATTCACCCATGACGTATTACCAGTAGAAGGCGCGCTAGGTGTTTGAGGTAACATTGGGAGTGAGACTTCCAATATTAGAGTATTTAAAAGATCCCCTTTTCGGGGAACAGTTGCTACAAATATTTTCCCGAAATCGGCAGAACCTTCAAAATCTATACGACAACTTTCTACGGCGAAATTTGTATGTCTTCTATAAACTTGCTTAAAAAAGGTCGTTTGTGGATTACCAGTTAAATAAATATCTTGTCGCCCGGTTGCTACTAATTGTAAAAGTCCGCCCCCAAGCATCCCTATAGTTTGAAGGGAATCTTTAATTATTCATAATACGCGCATTGTTTTTAAATCCACAAAACAACACATATACCATGAAGTACCGAAGATAGTTGCTCCCCAAAAAAGAAGGGAGAAACTAACTTCGGTACTTTCATAGCAGAGGTCAGTATCAAAATTAGTTGCCCTTTAAGGGCAACTAATTTTGATACTGACCGGTAACCACATTATTATAATTTATACGGATAGGGGGAATATGGCTGTGTTCCAGCGCATGGATGTAAATACATTAAAATTACGTAATTTAATTTTTAAAAATGTAGACGAATCACCCATACCTGCAAATTATCAGTTATTGTCTAAGGGTGATGGAAATACAATGTGGGTTCCTAGTGTCGATCATTCTGAATTTAAATTATTAAATAATATAGTACACGATTTGAAAACAACAATATTAGATCCAAATAATATTTATGAAAAGGTACATAAGCCGGCGCTATCAACCGCCATGTCAAATTTCAATGTAAGCACATATACAAATAAAATAACAGAACGAATTTTAAGTTCAGACAGTGTTTTATTTAATGAAACCACATTGGAAAATCGGGTTTTTAAACCGTTACTTCCGCAAATAAATCAACTTATTAGTACTGGGCAAAATTCATTTGTTTCGTATGTTGATTCAAATATAACTGAAATGAAAAACTTTATAACTCTACAACATACAGAATCGTATAATAAAATAACAACTGAAACCCAACATAATATAGAAGACGCTATTAATAATTATTTAGAATCAAATACAACATTATTAAATAAATATATAGAATCGGCAAATTCCAAAACAAAAACAGAATCAACTGATTTACAGTCATCTGATTCAATTGCCAAAATAGAGACTGTTATTCATACATATTTACAAAGTTCAGATTCTATTTTAGATACAAAAATTAATAATATTCTTAATTCTGAAAATCGCACATCACAGATAGATAACGCAATATGTAATTTTTTTGCTAGTTCAGATAGTATAAATCAAATAGATACTGCCGTGACCAAATATTTTAAATCGTCCGATAGTTTATTAATTAAACCTCTTGAACATGCAGTAAATAATATATTTAGTTCAGATTCTATAATAGAAACATTATTTAGAGCCGATAATATTAATACGGCGTTTAAAACCGCCTTAAACGAAATTTTGAGTTCTGACTCAATTTTGGAAAATATATTACAATCTGAATTTGTCACCGAATCCTTAATATCAAATATAGAAACAATTTTAAGTTCAGATTCCATCATGAATGCAATGGCTACATATACAGAAATGACAATAAGTAATTTTTCAACATCGCAAGGACTTATGATGAGGCCCCTTCTGACTCTTTCAAATCAAGTTGATATTTCAGAAAATTTAACAATACTGAATAATTTTTCAACAGCACAAACAAGTACTAATAATTTTTTTATTGATAATTTCAGCACAATGACAAAAACCGGTCTAACATCTAAATTATATCAAACATTTATAGAATTAGAAGCATATTCAGCCCGTGTTGTTGAATCTACTATTGCAAATGTAAATAGGCGCTTTTCAATTGTATTAACAAATCAAATTTCTTCATATCAAAGTTCTTATACGGCATTATTTCAAAGTAATGTAACCTCAACAATAAAATTACTCAGTCCTTTTTTACAATCTACAATATTAGGAACACAATCGTCAATTTATTCAACAGTAACATCTAATATAAGTACAATATTATTGAAACAATATAATGATCCAAATAATATAATAGTAAATTCGCAATATAAATTATCAACAATTGTAAATGGTTCAACCATAACTGGATTAAGTAGTTTTTCGGCTTCAGTAATAAATTTGGATTTACGTGACGCCGATAATTTTTATGTGAATTTATCAGATATTGGGCAAAATGTGTTTTACGGTTTAACATATACAAGTGATAGCACTATTAAAAATAGAAACATAACATTGGAATTAGATTTGCTTTCATCATATACTAATAATTACACATTACTTGATACCGGTAATTTAGCAAAATGGTTAAACACTTCACCTATATATACGCCTATACAAAATAAATTAAATAATACGCAAACACCTTCCAATGATTTAATAATATCCTCATTTATTGGAAAATATGTGATTGACATGCGTTATATGAATAATATATTACATATAAAAAATATTTATACATATCCTTATATCTATAGTAATTTAAATATAACAAATAAATTAAATATGTCGTTTATACAAAATGTGGTACCCAATTATAATCCAAATGGTAACATATTTATGTATAAAGGCTCAAAATTTCTTGTAACATGGAATACAAACGACCTTAATATTCCTGTTGGTGTCCGTTTCAACGGAGTTGATAATATTACAAATAGCAAAATTACTTGTTGGAGTGGCCCGTACTCATCGGCATCACCAAGTACATTTGTATCTGTACCATCAAATCAATCATATGTTACATATAAGTCATTCCAATTGATGTTATATCCATTTTCTGGAACATATATAAATTCTTTGGAGAGCAACATACAAACAACGAATCAATTATTTGATAGTATGAATATAAGCCCAAATATATCAGTCATTAGACCAGATCTAAATACCACAATACGAATTTATAATCCTGGTACAATACAATCATTTTTACATATAGCCGAGATATGTATATATAGTACCGAAGGTTATGATTTAGCAAAATCAGAAGGAGGTGCAGTTGCTTTAGCCACTTCTTCTCAACCTTTTCAAAATGATATAAGTTCATGGGGGCCACAAAATGCTGTTGATAAAAATCCTACAACAGCGTTTAGAGGTGGATACGATTTATCAGTTGGTCCGGATATAACAAGTTTTATTCAAATAAGTTTGTCCCCATCTGTTATAAATACAACTGCATCAATTTCGTCAATCGTTATTACTGGTTCAACATCTCCAAATTTAACTTTAGCCGGTATGAAATTTTTAATAACAAATACATTTAATGGTGTATTATGTAGTAATACTAAGACTTTAACAGACGATATTGTTCAAACTTTTAGTTTTACATAATATATAAAAAATGTATATCAATACTACCATGAAGTACCGAATTTAGTTGCTCCCCCAAAAAGAGGGGGCAATTAACTTCGGTACTTCATGGCAAAGGTCGTTTAAATTTAGTTGCCTTTAAGGGCAACTAAATTTGAAACCTGCCAGTAAATGTTTCCGGTTATACCATAAAGTATCGTATTTATTTGCTTCTCCAAAAAGAGGGGCAATTAACTTCGGTACTTCATGGCAAAGGTCGTTTAAATTTAGTTGCCCTTAAAGGGCAACTAAATTTGAAACCTGCCAGTAAATGTTTCCGGTTATACCATAAAGTATCGTATTTATTTGCTTCTCCAAAAAGAGGGGCAATTAATTGATACTTCATAGTAACCGGTAAACAAAACATTTTTAAATAATTTGGATAAAAAATATATTTTAAAAATAGGATGTCAAAAAAATTTAATAAAAGGAAAACAAAAAAACTACAAAAAATAAAAAAACTAGATGACGAAGGCTTATTCAATGAAGTTGTATCGGAGCCATGGAGACATATAGCCGGTGATGGTGCTGGAGCCAATATGGACGTTTTTAATGATTTTATTAATTTTTACGCCAAGAACACGGCCGAAATGAAAGTAAGAATTACTGAGAATATAGAGAATGAAGACGATTACGGTCATTTGCCGTTATTAATTATAAATATCTTTCCAAAGGCTCAGAAAAAATACGCCGTAGGAGATGGCGACTGTTCTATACATTCTTTTTTAACATGTTTTTCACAAAACTTTCGTAAATTGGACAAAAAAACAAAAATCAAATTTGTGGAGGTATGTAGAACAAATATTTTTCCTTGGATGATTTCCAAAAATAAGAATCTGTGGCCTATTGTAAACCCAAATGCATCATGGACTTACGAAAAAACTATTACTGATATAAGAATACCAAAAAAATGGTTATCGGATGAAGATCTGAATTGTTTATTCCATTTATTTAGAGAAGCAGGATTTTTATATAACCCAGAAACGAGTCATAAATATGGAATAAATCCGGCTAAAATAACTATGTTAAATAGTGAAGATATAATCATCAAACCACGTAACGAATTACATTTGATATTTGGTAGTGGCGCACATTATATGCCTGTAATAAACGGGGATACATGGTTATTTAATGTTAAAAAATTAATGTGTATTTCCGAATATATTTCTACAGATACATTTAAAAGATATAAATATCATATGTTATCAAATGTTGTATTTAGTGGGAAACAATATATTGTATTGGATAGAAGAGCAGATAGTTTGGATGAGAATATTATTGAATTTGTTACAAAAAAATTAAAAATATATGCGGCAGATAAAAGAAAAACAGATAACAAAAATGACGAACTTAATGAAGAATTGGATGACTTTTGTATTTTAAGAATACTAGGTAATATTTCACTACCTAATAAAAGATATATTCTTCTTAAAAAAACGGTAGAATTAAATATGGCTTTACCAAATAATATTAAAAATTTTTCATTTAAATCGAACCACTTTTTGGAAGAAGGCGATCCATTGAAATTGGATTTACCGAAAAAAATATCAGAATATACAGTGGATTTAGTAATGGTCAAAGAAGAAGATATTACTAACATAAATGCTATGAAAGAAAACGCAACTATATCATGTATGAAAGATGTTTGTACGGTGTTTTCAGAAAAAATGGCAGAATACGAAGAAGAGTATTATAGACTGAAAAATGAAGGTACTCTTGAATCACATATGAATGCCCTAAGAAAAGTGTGCGACGGCAATAATAACAGTAACAATGGCAACTATAACAACATTAATTATAACAACATTAATTATAACAACATTAATTATAACAACACTAATAATAACAACACTAATAATAACAACACTAATAATAACGCTAACAATAAGAGTAATAACGCTAACAATAAGAGTAATAACGCTAACAATAAGAGCAATAACGGTAAGAAAAGTAGAAACGACAACAATAATAGCAGAAACAGCAATAGAACAAAACGATTAAGCAAAAAG